CTGCCCAAGCTGATAAGAATGCACCAGCAGTTAATACGTAAGGATTCTTCATGTTCATATTTTTCCCCCTAGTAGTGGTATATCAAACTCTTTGCCATCCTTATCACCAGATGGATTAAAGCTGACGTGGATGTGCTTTGTGTGTTTGTTAAATCCTGAATACTTACGCCACTTAAAGTTAAGTATCTTGCTAGCAATCATGCCATTATGGATTACGTAAGATATGCGCTTATCGGTTTTCGCACAGATTCTGATTTGGTCAGCCAGATATACCGAGAGCCCTTCGGATGAATCCAAGCGAGAATCAATATCAACGGCTCGCACGCATCCGGTCTGGTCTGGATTATGATCTGATTTTCTGGCAGCATGACGAGCATCACCAAGCCACCCATCACTGGTAGTGCGCCTATCTGGATACCAGGTAGTAACGGCATCCCTAAGCTCTACCCCTGCTGCACATAACCAAGGATTCATTATGAAAGAAGTAATTTAGCTTCCTCGGCTGTAATGCCAAGTTTTGCTAACAAAGAAGATTTAGCAGTTGCCTTTGCTTCGGCTTCTGCTTGCTCAGTTGCCTGTAAAGTTTGATCTGCTTCATATTGTGCAAACTCTGCATCATTCATCTCGCGATCAATAATTTCATCGGTTTCAACATTATGGATTCTTACCATTGGTCTATTTGTTTTAGTCATTATTTAACTCCGTAAAGTAAGACTGAGCCAGAAGTCATGTTTCCAGTATCAGCAAGAAATTGTATAGATGATATTGCTCCAGTTTGATTGTAAACATTTTTAGTCCATCTTGCTGTAAGACTTGTTGTAGTTGTTGCATCATTTCCAGTAGCAAAAATGTCGGCTACTTTCCAAGTTGTAGTATTTGCATAATCTGCCAATAAAACTGAACCAGAGAATTGAGTTGTTGCGTTATCTACGCTGTTGGATATGTTCATTTCAGTTCCATTAAATGTTGCAGCGGCAGTATCTCCAGTTCCAGTTATTACTCGATACCTCGATGCACTATCCGCATTTAGTCGCATGTTAAGTTTGCCAGAATCTGTAGCTGGTAAAAATTGTCTAATCACTAAAAATAGATTTACATAGCTAGAAGGAATTGATGAGATCGTAACTGAAGCACCAGTTAATGTTGTCGTGCTAATTAAAGTCATACCGCCAGTAGCTGTAGGTGTTGACCATGAAGGCAAACCGCTTGCAACGGTTAAAACTTGACCAGTTGTACCAATACCAAGACGAGCAGGTGTTGAACCGCTTGATGAATAAATAGTGTCACCTGTTGTAGTCATTGGGTTTGTCATGCCAGTTGTATCTAAGTTTGCCCATGCGCTACCTGTGTAATAAGTAGTAACATTTGTATCTTTTAGATAAGCAAAGTTACCTTCTTGTGGTGCTGTAACGGCTGCATCTCTAGCTGCGGCACTTGCAAAGACCCAAACACCTTGCATTAAATAGCCATCTACATCGGCTGCGGTTAAAACCTCGCCTGTGATAAAATCCTTAAAACCTAATCCTGCTGCCATTATATCTCCTTAATAAGATAATACGTTCTGATCTAAAACACCGTAATCTACGTTGCCTATTATAAACCCATCTATGATCGGTTCGAGCGTTGTAAACACTGTTTTCCAACTATTCGGAGTTATGTTCATACCTACCCCAAAGATCTGTAGGGTTTTGTCTAAGGTAGATCCCCCTGGCTGGGTAGTGATTACAGTGATCGGATCAAAGAAGTCTAGGTTTAGGGCTGCAATTATGCCTGTGTTGTAGTCTGGGCTGTATAGATCTAGTTCTACAGCATCGCACCGGATACTGGTCTCAGCCCTAGATGCTACATAAGCCCTAGCGTAATCCAGGGCTACAGCATCGGTCTGCATTAGCAGGTTATTTAAGAAGTAAGAATGAATAAAATATTTGTCAATAGAAGCTGTGTTAGTAGCAACCTGAGCCACACCGCCTACCATAGTAACGGTGGCTGAGTTAAAGACTAGAGAATCATCTAGTTTCCATACAGCATTGGCATATTTGATACCTGAGCCATCATCGGCAAATACTGTGGGTGTGCCGCCTATAGATCCGACAGTTACGGATCGATCTTGGAATACAAATGATCCGGAAGCATTGACATATATTGCTCCGTACTCGCTATTGGCTACGGTCTGTAATGCCGCTAAAGAAGTACGTGTAGTGCCAGGATCTGCCTGCATGGTAGTTAAACCTGCATCTACATCCCTCATTGTTGCTGGCCATGAAATCTGATCTAATATTTGATTAACTCTAGTGCCGGATAGATCGCCAGCAGCTGAGCCAGTGACTGTTGAGATCTGGGCATTCTGTGCCAGCCTGTAGGCATCTACTGCTTGTATGGTTGTATAGGCAACCTCTGTTGCATCTTTAGGCTGACTGTTTACATAAGATGTAATAAAGCCTGAGAAGATTGGATATGTTACTCCTGAGTAGGTTGCAGTTATTTGCACCTTCTTCATAGGTGTTAGTAATTCAAAATAAGGGCTACTCGGATTCTGTGGGTTAAAGTCGCCATTCTGATCCACTATGCGTAGGCTCATAGTGCCAGTCTGGAACTCATCGGCTAAAGCGTTACGGCCTCTGTTAGTTTGTATAGAATTAACTCGATCAGATACATCTACAATTACAGCTGCAGAATCAGCCAATATATTAGTGTCTAATATGCCTGATCCAAGTATCAAAGCCTGGGCAAAGGATGGACCAGTGCTAAAATTGATAACCGCATTAACTGTTGGTACGGCCATTATAAGAATCCAGCAGGTGTGGTTGGTAATCCGTTCTTATTGTTAATTATTAAGGCATCGGCTATTGCTCTAGTTAATGCATCTGTTATATTAGAAGTATCTGTAAAGCCTAAAGATAGGCTGAGATCTATTGCCTGTTGGCTTGTGCCTAACATGCCTTGGTTAATAGCAACACCAGCTAAACCATTTGTGTTACTTAAAGTAGGTCCAACACTCGCTAAACCAGTATCAATAATAGAGCCACCTGCAGCTACTTGAGAAGGACTTACACCAAAGGATAGTAATAATTGTTTAGTAGCAGTTGCTAAACTATTGAAAGCATCTGTTGCTACATAGGTACTATCTTGCAATTCTTGCATAGAATCCGATAAAGCCAGATAATCATCGATCATAGAAGTATTGCCATCTAATATGGCTAACTTCTCTGCTAGGCGTAGTTTAGTTTCTTCATCTGTGGCCTGACCGAGTGCGGCCATTAAGCCAATACGCTCTACATCGTATTTATCTCTTAACTTCTTTAATTCAATTTCTTTGGCTAATTGTGCATTTAATTGTTTGCGTAACTTTGCTTCTTGTTGTTTTGCTATCTCAGAAGCTGCACCTGATCCAAGGCTATAGGTAAAGTTAGATGTAGGGGCATTTGCTAATGCACTTGCATTCTTACCTGCATTATAATATGCACTGATAACTGGTAGGTTTCTAAAAAGTACATCTAATAAACCACCACTACCTATTTTAATATTGCCTAATTTATTTATTTCAACAACAAGTCTTGCAACGCCACCTACTAAATAGGATATGGCTGTAGCGGTAGTGTTTAATTCTGTTGCAAACTTATCTAATGATTTGTCTTTGCCTAAAGTTGTCAAAGCATCTACTAAACCTTTGCCAATAATCTCAGTAGCATCAGCTGTAACTACCTTTAGTTTATCCATCTTACCGGCATACGTATCAAGTCTTGCAGCAGCTTGACCTGAATACGCCCTGCCAATTTCTTCTAAAGCAACAGACATATTTCCAGCGGCTAATGCAGACTTAGATAAAGTAACTCCTAAACTCTTTAAGGACTTAGTTTGTCCTCTATAGCCAGCAGCTAAAGCACTGCTTACTTCTTCTAGGCTCATGCCTGTTGCCGCACTTGTGTCTAAAGCAACTTGTAATGCTTTCTGGCTTTGAATCAATGAGCCATTGGCAGTCAATAGAGTTTGAAATGCTGGTCTTAAATGATCGTCTAATACGCCAGTCATTTTCTGAAGATTGGCTATGTAGTATTCAACGTCTGGTGCTGAAAATTGATAACCGGTATTTTTTAATTGGATCTCTAATGATTTAGCAGCCTTCTCGTCAGCAGCAAAAGCGGCTACAGCCTTCTTTCCAAAATTAACTAATGCGGCAGCACCTAGGGTAACGCCTAAAGTCTTACCTAAACTTTTAAGGCTCTTCTCAAATGTAACTACATCCTTCTTGCCTTTAGCAAGTCCCTTGCCGTTGTATTCAGATAGAATCGAGAAAATTAAATTAGCCACTATGCTGCCCTTCTAATTTCTGTGCGCTTAACAAACTTAGCAGCTGTATTGTCTAATGCTTTTAATATATGAGACATAGCTTTACCTTGCTCTTCGGCAGCCGCTCTGTATATTAATCTTCCTTTTTGTTTATAGCCTTTATTGTTACCAACCATGCCTTGTGGTCTAGCATTAACTAATGGACCAGCAGCTGCAATAAACTGTGCGCCTGCTCTCGGGTTATTAGAATGCGATATGTTTTTATCTGTTTCGCTAACATCTCTACCAATCCAAGGTGCGCCACCAGGGCCTGACTTACGGCCAGCAGTTTCATAAATAGCACCAGGTGCGCTTATGTTAGATACGTAGTTAGATGCAGCCCAGCCTTTTTGATTACGCTTATTTCTACCGGCACTGTATTTAATGCCTTGAATTACTTGCTCTTGATTATATTTAGGAAAGGTACGATACTTCATGGGGCCGACAATTCCAGCAGCTTTAGTCCAGCCAGATAAGACCGTATTATCTGCTGGAGCGTAACCTCTAGCTTTATCTCTAATAGGCAACATGGCTACTCTAATTTGTAACTGAACGTCTTTTAATAGATCTTTATCTACTTCGCCAAGGGCTTTCTTCATCTCTTTAATGCCTGTTACGTTTACTGGCATTTTTGATCTCCTTAGCTCGATCAGCTAATACCTGGACTATTGCCCTAAGCATCTCT